CTGGCGATCTCGGCGGCCTGCTGGGAGATGGTGGCTGTCTGTTCCTGAAACATCTCGCAGGGCTCGGATGGCCCAATCATACAACTTGGTAGCTGTGCGCTCACGACTGCCCTCCCATGTCCGTATCCGCGTGCCTCCCGAACCATACCACACGCGCCGTGGGTTGAAACGTGGGTAGAACCGCGATGCGGGCAAATCAGCCAATGAAATCAATACATGATGGTGGAGGGCTCCTCCGCCATCTAATCAGGATACGACTCACGTTCACTGACCTTCCTGGTGACGGTTTCGCCGAGGATGTGCTCCACGTCGACCACATCGCCGTCAGCCAGTAGGTGCCAATTCTTCTCGATGAAGTCGTGAGCGGCGGGCTTCGTTCTGGTGTCGTGCTGCCAGTGGTAGGGATCGTATGAAACGCCGCGGCATTGGGCGTCGATCATGATGATGCAGGTCTCCGAGGCATCGCCCCGGTAGCCGTCGCGGCGCAGCAGATAGCGCTGCCCTTCGTTGTCCGGGACCGGTCGGATGCAGATCACTGGCAGAAACGTGTTCCGGTCGCGAATCTCAAGGCATTTGATTTCCATGTGTTCGTCCCATGCTTGACCGCGCCGTCTGGCAGGCCCAGCCTGGCCCCCAGACCGCGCTGATAACCTGCCCCATCTTCGAATGCTTCTATGGCGGCGCCCGCGGTGGCGGCAAGACCGATGGCGTGCTCGGCGAATTCATCCGGCACGCCGACAACTACGGCGAACACGCGATCGGCATCATGTTCCGCCGCGAGCGGACGCAATTGCTCGAAACGATCGAGCGCTCGCGATCCATGTATCTGCCGCTGGGATGTGTATTTCATGAGGTCGACAAGGTTTGGAGATTCCCAAACGGCGCGAGATTGAGGTTTGCGTATCTGGAACGCGATGCCGATGCTGAAGCGTACCAGGGCCAATCGTACACGAGAGTGTACTGCGAGGAATTGGGAACGTTTCCCAATGAAGGCCCCATCCTAAAATTGATGGCGGTTCTTCGCTCTGGCGCTGGCGTCCCCGTCGGCTTTCGCGCCACCGGAAACCCGGGCGGCAGCGGGCATTTGTGGGTCAAGCGCCGCTATATCGATCCAGCGCCCAACGGATGGCGCATCATCGTTGATCCGCACACGCGCCTTGAGCGCATCTACATTCCGTCACGGGTGACCGACAATGCCTATCTCGGGCCCGATTACATCCAGCGCCTGCGCGCCTCGGGTTCTGCCGAGCTGGTGCGCGCCTGGCTCGAAGGCGATTGGAACGCGATCGAGGGCGCGTTCTTTCACGAGTGGTCAATACGCAACATTGTAGAACCATTTACGGTCCCTGAAGAGTGGATCAGATTTCGGTCGGGCGACTGGGGTTCTGCGTCCCCGTTCTCGATCGGATGGTGGACGGTCGTGCAGGATGACTTCACGACGCCCAACGGCGCCGTACTGCCCCGAGGTGCCCTCGTGCGATATCGCGAGTGGTACGGCGCCGATAACCCTGCGGCAGGCGGCAAGGGGCTGAAGTTGACGGCAGAGCAGGTGGGCGATGGCATCGCAAGCCGCGAAAAACACGACCCGAAGCTCGCCTACGGCGTCATGGATCCGTCAGCATTCCGTGAGGACGGCGGCCCTTCGATCATGGAAAGACTCAACGCGCGACTTATCGCAGGCGGGCTTGCTCCGTTTCGTCCAGCAGATAATACGAGAGTTGCAGCAAGTGGAAGCCATGATCGCCGCGGACCCATCTCAGGATGGGATGCGATGCGCGCTCGAATCCGCGGTCAAGGTTCTCGTCCAATGGTGTATGCGTTCGAGACATGTGTTGCGTCAATACGAACAATACCAGTCCTCCAACACGATCCTAACCGAGCTGAAGACCTCGATACGGAAAGCGAAGACCACGCGGCGGACGACTGGCGCTACGCCTGCAGTTCCCGCCCCTGGCGCCGGTTCATAGCGCCGGCCGATCCCGCCAAAGACGCCTACCGGGTGCCCGGCGACGACATGGACGGCGTGCAGAGCAGCGTCAAGTTGTTGTGAGGGCAGAATGACGTTCGATGATTTGACATACAGAACGCAGAATTGTTTGAGAAATGTTGGATTGACCGATTTGCACGTCATGAAATTTATGGGTGAGGACAGCTTGTGGCAAATCATGCGCGGCGAACGTAATTTTGGCATGAAAAGCTGGCGAGAATTGATAGCGCTGCTCAACACGGTTCCCGCACCATGGTTTGAGTTTTGCCTATAGCATTGGACGGCGTGCAATGCAGTGTGAAGCTGTTGTGAGGCCTTATGGCCGACGATATCGACTGGGCTGGACCGCTTGGCAATATGATCCGGCCGCAGAGGGCGGCAGGCGGTGTGCCCGTTCCACGCCCCCGGCCATTGACCAGACAGATCGACGATTACACCGAGGATTTGACGCCATCCGAGACAAAGCTTTTGTATGACGCCAAGGCTTACAATGATCCTACACTGTCTCCCGGCTGGGCCTTTGCCAAGGCTGGGCGCGTTCCTAAGATGGGAGAGTTGCCGGGCGCGCCAAGCCTCAATATCGAAGATCGGCGCGGCCAATTCGGGCCGGTCGATCAGAACCAACCGACGATAGACGAGCGGGTTGCGGTTTATCACAAGATGCAAGGCCTTTGGGATCAATACAAAGATTCACCATTGGTAAACCAACTGATGGGTCCAAGCGATTTGCATTTACATCACATCAGACACTTGATGGAACTGGCGAAAGAACCTGTCTCGCTACCGCGATCCCGTCCGAAGGACACATCCCGCTAGAGCGGTGGATGGCGTGCAATCCAGCGTGAAACCGCTGTGACGTGGTGACCTGATGACGTTTCGCAGTGAAACACTGGCGCCTCACGTAATGTGTAATTACGTGCAGACGCCGCCCTTACGCTAGTGCCGCAGCAACTTCTGTGTTTTTCACGATTTCCGGTAAGCACAGGGTAAGCAATCAGTGGCAAGAAGCATGGGCACGACGCTCTACTGGTATGTGCGGCCGAGCGGGAGAGGCTCATGGGTGCGGGTGCGGTGGAGCTGGATATTCCGCGGACTGAAAGTGGTGACGGGAGAACGTGATGGGTGAGGCACGCAAGCGCAAAGCGGCTGACGCGATCGACGCCATGATCGGATCTCAGGCCGGCACCATCACCCAGGCCGACATCCCGCCCAGCATGAACGTGTTCGCGACGATGGAAGCGGCATGGCTCGCGCTCGCCGAGCATTTCGAGCGCAAGCTGACGCCCAAGCAGATGCAGGACGCGAAGTTCATCTTCTTTCACGGCGTGCAGGCGGCCGGCAACCTGATGATTTACTGCGCTGGGCAGTCGAAATTCGAGGCTGCGGCCGATCAGATCATCAAGGACTGCGTCGCGTACGAAAAAGAGGCCGTGCAGGTGCTGCGCGAGCGCACCGGCATCAACGGGGCCGGCCCGTCAGAGCCGACCCCGCAGACGCATTAGGCCTTTTTCCTCACCGGAACTGGCTCGTTGTCGTTCGCAGCCTTCAAATCCATCACAAGCTGCTTGTTGTTCTCCGGGATGGGCCAATGCCAGCCTCTGTGCATCTGCTCATGATGGTAGTTGCACAGGGCCATGAGATCCTCGGGCTGTTCGCTGCCGATGTGGCTGTAGTTCAGGTGATGAACGATGGCGCAGCGGGCTCCGCAGCCGGGATATTCGCACATGAACCCGACGAGGCGTTTGTGCTCCTGGCTCGTCTTCTTCCAGTGATGCGAGCGCTGGTACTGCCTGCGAAGCCACTCGGATTTCGACTTGGGCTTGGACGCGTATTCGTCTGATGGGGGCTTAGACATTGGATTAGCTCCTGTTTTGGAGCGGTCTAATTGATCCATTTTTGCGCGACGGACAACAGCGCGAGCAGGGTTGAGACAGGGCTAGAGCAGGGTTGGGGGGCAGGGCCATGGCGAGATCATCGACAACTTGGGTCCAGGGGCAGAGCGGTTATCCAAAGGGTGTATCGCAGGTAGTAAAACTTAGAAAATCTCAGAAAGCACTACTGCAGTTCAAGAGTGATATAGAAGTGGCTATAAAGGTAGCCATGATGGATATGATAGCACGAAACTTCGAAGGAACGCCCAAATTACGCGAGCAGGCAAGAAGAGTTATAAAAAATGTGCTCAGTCATGACAACATGACTGAGCGGCTTGATCGCAAAATTGGCATTACTATCACCTCCATTCTGGAGCTAGAAGCAAAACTGCAAACGGAATTCGATAATATCGATAGAATGTAGGATCCGGAAACTGGCAAGTTGAAGCAATCATAAACGGCACCTCTCATGATCGGCACCGTCATCGGCCTAATTCTGCTCGTCATCACAGGAGCGCAGCCATGACCCTCGGCCTAATGTTCTGGATTTTGATGCTGCTGTGGTTTCTCTACGCGATCGCCTGGCATTGGGGAACCGTGCCGGCCGCATGGGCGCCGTTCGGAAACGCGGTGCTGCTGTTCATTCTTCTGTTTCTCTTGGGCTGGCACGCGTTTGGTCCGCCCGTGCATGGTTGACGAAAACTCGGCGCAGATCATGCGCCACGTCGACAAGATGACGCCGGCGATGCGGGCGCTCGTTCACGAGTACGGGTTTTCCATCGTCTACGCGATGCGCCAGGAAGGCTACACCAACGCCAAGGCGCTGCGCCCGCTGCTTGAGACATGGCGCCAGCGCCGGCAGCAGGAACTGCTCGACAGCGCGCCGCCGTCCACTCATGGCACATCTTCCAGCTTGCGCAACCGCTCATACATGCGAGCATCGAGCTGATGGATTTCTCCAAGTTCGGTGACGACCTTCTGAAGAGTGCCGTGCTGACGCTGTAGCATAGCCAGTTGCACGTCCATGCCGCCGCGCAAGTCGGTGATTTCGGTTTCGATATGCGCGAGTCTCGCATTGACGGCAGCAATATCTTCAATGAGCCGCGTGAGTTGGCGGCCGAGAAATTCCAAGGTGACATCGCTCATGCGAACGCCTTGATGACGAGGCTGGCGACGCCGCCGGTCAGCAGCGCCAGCATCCATTGAACGAGCGCGATTCTGCCGTCGATGCGCTCTATCGTAAGTTCCAGTCCTTCCGAAATCATCGTCGCCATCATTCTCACCTGTGCCGCGGCTCGTTCATGCAGCCGCGCATAAAGACTAACACACAGCAAGAAAATACGAAATGGCCGAGTTGCTCCGCATGCCGCCGCGCTCGTTGCTGCGCGACCGGCCGCCGAACTATCCAACGCGCTCCCGCTCCGAAATCTCGCCCGACGAGTCGGACTGGGATGGCGATGAAAGCGGTTTCCTGCCGGTGTCGCGCCTGCGCGAGAAATACATCGGATATCTCACCGTCAAGGTGCAGGAATATGAGGAGCAAAAGCTCAGCCGCCACTACTACCACGGCAGCCAGTGGACGCCGGAGGAAATCCGGATTCTACGACAGCGACGGCAACCTATCATCACATTCAATGAGATATCTCCGAAAATTGACAATCTGGTATGGATCGCTCAGCGGTTCCGGGCAGACCCTAAAGCCTATCCCCGAACCCCAACGCATGCTTCCGGTGCCGAGATTGCCACCCAGTGCGTGCGGGCCGTGCTGGACGGCTGCGAGTGGTCACACCTTGATGCTTACTGTGCTGGCCAAGCGGCAACCGAGGGAATCGCCGGAATCGAGCTGAAGCTGATCGAGGGCGATCACGGCGACCCCGACATCGGCGCGGATTTCATCTTTGGGGATGATTTTTTCTACGACCCGACCTCCTTCAAGCCGGATTTTTCCGACGCCCGCTATAAGGGTATTAGCAAATGGTTGCACGAGGAGGCCGCGATTGAGCTGTTTCCCGATAAGGAGGAGGAGCTGCGGTCGCTGATGGTGGAAACCGGCTTCGATCTGACCACGCAC